TCACCCGGTTCCTCACCGCCCATCAGGCCAGCATCACCCGCTGGCTGCAACTGTTCAACGCCGGGGAGGTCGGCACCCACGTGCTCCTCGTGTGGGCGGGGGACGTCCTCGAAGGCAACGTCAGCCAAGGCGGCAACC